CACAGGTAGTACTAAGCGTCACCGACTACTGGACCTGGAGACTCGACAGTGGTTCAAGTTCACTGACTTCGCTCCTACTCCCGTGATTGAGTACAAGCCTGTCGTGGGGAAGAAGGTACTGGTAGGGGCCACTGCCTCGACCATCTACGTTCTGGACGACCCCCAGACGGCTTATACTGCCTCCAGCAACGATGCCCCTGCTGGCAAGTTCAAGCAGGTACTACTGGACCTAGGAGACCCCTCTCAGTTCAAGGTGTGGAAACAGTTTCTGGTCCATACCAATGCCGTACCAACAGTGAACTACTGGATTGACCCCTTCGACCCCGACAGTCCTGGGAGTGCTACGGCACTGACGATGGTTGCCAAGACCAACCTAGCTGAGCTGTTGGAGGGAAGTTTCCAGGTTGATGGAGATGCTTACGGCAAACGGATGCTAATTGAGGTTACACTGCCTGCAATAGCTGCACCTAAGAAGGTCCTGGGCATGGAAGTCTATGCTGAGGCGACTACAAGGCGGACATCCTAATGCTCAGGACAGTACGTTCCAGGTCGCCACTCAGCCGCAGGGCGTTGCCTGCTGGCGTGGACTATCGCCTGCGGACAGCGTTGAGGTCCCTCCTAGCCTTCAAGCCCTCTGCGGTGGAGATGTATGCCAATACCTCCAATGCAGGGCTGAGGCGTCGAGTCAGGACAGTCCCGGCAATTCCCTTTGTGTCCCTGGATACTCCTACAGATGCTCCTCCTGCTCCCAAGTGGGCCTCCTTTACAGGTGGAGATGGTCAGTACAACGGTCTCATTAGCAGGCCTCAGCTTCTCTTACCTCTACGAGTTCTGGATGCCATCATCTACCAAGTGGACCTGGCCTCTGATGCAGCCTTCACTACCAACCTAGAGACGGTCAGCGAGGGACAGACTAGAGCTTTTACTAAGGGTGGATTCACTACTGTCAACAGGTATGCCAGAGTGAGGGCTAAGTTTCCTACGTCGGAGTGGACGGGATGGACTGTATTTGGTGTTCCTACCGCAGTAGCTAGTGGTACAGTACCGACTGCCTTGAGTGAATTGAGTGGAGACCTCGATGACGTAAGTGACAGCGCAACTCGGTTTGCTGCTGAGGAGGCCAATGCCAACAGGACAGAGAATAATACGTCTGCTGATACTAGCCTCGTGTCTGGTACGGCGGCTGCAACTGTAGAGACTGGTGCTGTCAGGGCGAATGCTGGACTGGATTCCGTTGGGGACTTGGCTCGTAATATCACGACAACCCGTGCAGACTCCTCTAATGTCCTACGACGGACTTCTGGTGGTCTCTACAGTGGCAACCTGGCGGCTACATTGGGAGCGGATTGGGCAGCGAACCTTAGTAGTCGTCCTGGTGAACTGACAGACGGGCGCGTGGGGGCGGGGCTTACGGATGCGGGCGTACCGCCGGGCGCCAAGCTCGTCCTGGGCTATGCAGGTGCAGTGACTTTGACTAGTGAAATTACGGGAACCATCATAGACCAAACTCCTGCGGGGTGGTACTCGATAGGCGTTCTTGACTTTGCGGTGCCCTCAGATATCTCCACCCTAACCGTCACCGTAAATGTATGGAATACATTTAAGGGCGACCCCACCGACCTCAGGAATCAGAGGTACACGGGCGGCGACAATGTGGGAATCGCTCTAGCGGCCACATCTCCCCCCTCACCGACCCATACCCGAACAAACGCAGGAACGATTACACTATCGCCCACCGCCGGTGTGAAGGGAACGGTAGCCAAACTGCGGCTTTGGGTTCGCATTCAACTTCCTGGGGGGAGTGGAACGGACACCACTGATGGCAGGCTGTCCATATCACGGGCCGAAGTAAATTCGAGCGTGGCGGTGGCTTAATGTACACATACTTTTTTGTCAGGAGGGCCAATTGGGAAGCCAACGAGGACAACTACTCCAATTACAGCTCCTTTGGCCCCAAGCGGGGATGGTATCTCCTTCGGGTGAGGGGGGTTAATTATATTTGGGCCTTGCAGGCCGCGACGTGGGCACATCGGGTGCCGGATGTTAATACGACGGTCGCCCGCCTGCCTTCGAGGATAATCAACTTTTTGGCAAGCATCAATATCACGCCTGCACCCGGAGATACGGTGCGTGACCTACTTGACCAAATCACCGGGGGAGACTTCTAATGGTAGTCTTGAGTCTGAGGCAGGGATTTGGTAGTATGTCCTAGGAGGGTACTATGGGTTGGATTGGACCAACAATCAGCGCTGCTACTACTGTCTTCGGTATGCTCTTCGGAGGGAAGGACCAGGGCATTGACAAGGAGACTAAGAAGCGTCTGCTTGCCTTCATCAATGCTAACCTGCCGATGTTCCAGAAACTCCTGAGCCAGCAGTACTGTCTTCGGTATGCTCTTCGGAGGGAAGGACCAGGGCATTGACAAGGAGACTAAGAAGCGTCTGCTTGCCTTCATCAATGCTAACCTGCCGATGTTCCAGAAACTCCTGAGCCAGCAGTATGGCATGGAGGAACGACTCATCCCTCAGGTCGAACAGTTCTGGGGCCAGTTCATGCCCACTCAGTTCAACCAACTCTCTGAGTTCGTCCGTGCTCGTAGGGACGCTCAGCTTCAGTCCATGCGGTCAGAGATGGAGACTACCCGACAGGGGGGTATGAGACAGCTCTACCAGAAGTACGGTAACCGACTGCCTGCTTCAATTCTCCAGTCCTTCCTTGGTACGGTTGGGCGGACGGGTACTGAAGCCAGAACTGGCATCGCCCGTGAGTCCTTGGAGCGACAGTTTGAGGTAGGAAAGGAAGCTGCACAGGGGTTTATGGGGCTGGCGGGCAGGCAGTCAGGCTTTGCCAATATGTTCCAACCTAGCCTGGGACAAGCCATGGGTGAAGGACTGAGGCCCAAGGAGGGTGGGTTCAGTGCGGATATAAACATTGGTGGGTTGGCTCAGTCCATCATAGACATCTTCAAGAATAAATCGGGTGGTACCGGCCTTGGCATAGAGGGACTGCGGAAACTGGGATTCAAAGTCCCGTCTGCTGGTAGTGTTCCTACTGTCAGTGCCCCGTTCGGTGGTATCACGCTGTCGAATTAGGAGGAGTTATGCCAGGTCGTGTTGGTGGACCGAGAAGCATAGAGAGCCTAAAGAAGCTGATGGAGTACCTACAGCTTGGTATGCCAGAGCATGGTCCTCGCCCTCCTGGTGTAGCAGTAGGCTCAGCCATTGGTCAGGTAGCCGGTGGTGCCGCTGACATCGGGGGTGACCTCTACAAGGGCTTCAAGGACATCATGGCTGGAGTCCAAGAAGGCTACAGTGGTGTAGAGGCCCCTAAGCCGCCAGTACTATCTGCTCCTACAGAGAAGTCAGTCCTCCCTGGTCCTAAGGTGTCACAAGCAGCACCGAGGAAGGTTGTAGACCCCCTGGAGCAGCAAGCCGCAGCAGGTCCTGGCTTTGCACAGGGCGTACCCCCTACTCCTCAGCCCTCGTTCAACCTAGGTGGTCCTGGACAGTTCCAGGGCATAGGGGCTGCTGATATGACAATGCCCAACGTACCGCAGCCGGGTATGGGTGCTAGGCTGACCCAAGGCATGAAAGACATCTTCGGTCCAGGTGGGGCAGTGGACTGGGAGTGGAATATCCCTGACACCGGCATCACTCTCGCTCCTGGTCAGACTAGACGGCAACGAGCAGGAGCTATGGCAGGCCGTGGTGCTGAGGCAGACCTTGCAGCTACTCAGGCAGGCACTCTTAAAGACCTCTCCCAGGCGGGTGTGTATGAGTTGGAGAGTGACCCAGACTTCCAGCGGTTCAAGCTGATGCAGCCTGCACTTGCCGCTGCACTGCTTGAGGAAGGACGGAACAAGCGATTTGACATTGGCCGACAGGTAGGCGAGAAAGACATTTACCTAGGCGAGGGCATGGACCGTCGAGTAGGGGCTCAGATACAAGGCCGTGCGGAGAACGTCATGACCCAAGGTACCTTCGCAGGCATCAATAGGGCAACTCCTACTGGTGGTGATGTAGGTAGGCTCCAACAGAATGCCCTGTTCCAGTACTTCAAGATACGGAATGAGGCTGGTCCTGAGGAGGCATCCCTATTCTGGCTGACGAACTTCCCTGGACAGCCTGAGCCTCAGCTACCTGAACAGGAAAGTACCTCTTGGTTACCATGGAGGTAATCCATGGCTGACAACCGTGAACAGGTACGAGCACTCATTGACAGCTTCATCCATGGTGTCTCAGGTGGATACGTCGGTAGGAAGCCTGAAGGTCTTGCCCAAATCATAGCTGAACTCACTGGTACTGTCCTCCCCTTTGGTGCAGCCTACAAAGGCATTGGACTGGCTGCTAAGGGTCCTGCACTCCTCAAGAGAATGCTCCGTCTAGGTGGTGCCTCAGCTGTCACAGAGGCCCTACGGAAGGGCACTACCCCTGGTGACGTAGCTACAGCCGGAGCCATTGGTGCTGCTCTCCCTCCTGCATGGAAGGCCCTCAAGCTGCCTATGAAGCTGGGTCCCATGGCCTTCAGAGCCCGTAGAGCCCCTGGCAAGATTGGCCTACCCCTCCTCAAGTCCATCATGACTCGAACCCATGTAGCCGGACGCATGGGGCCACTGTCCAAGAAACTGGGTGACATCGTTCGGCAACTGAAGCTGGGACAGGAATACTCTCCTCTGAAGGCCAAGGAGTACTTGGGACGAGCCAAGGAGATTGAGCAGCTAGTCGGCAAGGAGAGGTATCCGGCCATCCTAAAGGCCCTAGAAGGTACCCGCTCTGTCAGTCCCAGAGTCCTGGGCATGGCCGAGAAGAAGGGTGGTGCTGCCCTAGTCCAGAAGATTCGGGCCAGGTTCATGAAACAAAAGGGCCTATCTGAACTTGAGTTAGGAGCGGTCCAGACGGCCCGTAGGCAGCTTACACAGGCTCCCCTGGCTGCTCACCAGTCAGAGAAGATTAAGATGGCTCTAGCGGGCTTCCGGCGGTCTCAGAAGGCAAAGGAGGGCATCAAGGCTGCTACCAAGGCTTTGGTGGAGAGTGGTATGCCGGTTCAGGCGGCACGGAAGCTGGCCCAGCGCCAGGTGACTACTGGGGCCGGTAAGGAATTCGCTAAGGCCTTCCCCATCACTAAGCACCCGAAGTACGAGTCCTACTTCCCTCGTGGTCAGACTGCTGCCTTCACTGTTCGTGGGGCATCAGGCGAAGTACCCGTAGGGACAGCTACAAGGCCACTGGCACAGAGCCTAAGTGAAGCAGATAAAGTAGTTCAGAAGCTGGCTAAGGAAATGGGAGTAAGCCCTGGGACATTTGAGGTCGTCCCCGCTGGTGTCCGTACAGGTGAACTCACTACCGCTGTAGGCCAGCAACAGTTCTTCGCTACCATCACCAAGCTGGCAAAGGGACTAGGTACTACCTCGGAGGACGTACTGAAGATGCTGAGTAGCAAGGGCGAAGGCATCATGCCCTTGTCCATCCGACAACCCTTCAAGAAGGGAAAGTTTGCAGGGGCCTTCCAGCAAAGACGGAACATCCTAGGTCCCGTACCAGAAGCTGAGCGACCGGAGGCCATAGAACGATACCTCCGCCAGCAGGCCCGCTGGGAGGGTCTGAATAGGCCCCTGCATGAACTCGGTCGAACCCAGCCATTGATTGAGAAGTACGGTGGTGGTCCTGGCTCACCGATGGCTAAGTACTGGGAGCGGTATGGCAAGTCGGTTGCTGGTCACCCTACTGACTTCGAGAACCATATCGCCAGTGTGATAGACCGGATGGCAGTCACCCCTGGTCCCTTCCAGGGCATCTTCAGGAAGTATGCCGGGTCCCCCTTCGCCATGCGGAAGTTTGCAGCTAACGTCCGTGCCTACCAGACAGTTACCAAGCTGGGCTTCCGTCTATTGTCCCCCCTGGTGAACCTGACCCAGACTCTTATGAGCACCCAAGGTGTGGCTGGTCCCAGGATAACTGCCCGGTCCATCTTCGAGGCCATGCACAACGATAAGAAGTGGCAATGGCTGTACCGTGATGCCCGCATCTTTCACGTCACTGGTCAGGCAGAACAACTATTGGAGGAGGAGACTAGCAAGATAGCTCAGATGGCTATTCGTGGTGGACTGTGGGCCTTCCAGAAGAGTGAGTCCCTGAACCGTCGGGTAGCAGCCATTGCTGGATACCTGGGAGTACTGGAGAAGGCAGGCCTCAAAGGTGGTGGACCCAATCCTTGGGCTCACTATGGTCCACTGCGTCGAGAAGGTATCGAAGCAGCTAGGGACCTCATCTTCAGGACCCAATTCCATTATGGCACTGCCGATGTCCCGTCCTTCATGGAAGGTCCTATAGGAGCACTGGTAGGTCAGTTCAAGCCCTTTATTATCAACCAAGTGGGGTTCATCATGGGCATGAATAAGAAGGAAGCCTTCAGGTTCTTCACTGCTCTTGGACTGCTGGCAGGTACAGGAGCTATCCCACTGGTGGAGCCTGTGGACAAGATGCTGGCGTCCTTCTTGGGTCCTGGTTACCCCGGTGCTCAGGTAACTCACGGTCTTCAGGACCTCCAGATAAAGTACCCACGGGCGACTGCTGGCCTACCTGGGATACTAGCTGGCATCAACGTCGGTCAGAACGTAGGCATCTCAGAGAACTTCGTCCCCTCAGACTGGATGGACCTTCTGGGTCCTACGGTCTCTGACGTATCAGGTCTGGTACGGGCAATGAGAGAGGGCGAGAGTCTACCAATGGCGATAGGCTCTAAAATCTCTGGTATTCGGTCAGCAATGCAAGCGACTGCCATAGGCGGTGCAGGTGACTTATTCCCTGGTGGAGGCATGAGGCGGACGAGTACTCAGGACCTCCTCTACCGTATAAAGGGAATACCCTACGAGCACCTACGAGGCGAGACTCCTGCTGCCACTAAGCGCAGGAACATCCCTGAGGTTGTTCGGATGATGCGTAGGGTACCAAGCAAGTTCCGCAGGGAGTTTGCTGAACTGATACCCGCTCTACGGGCAGCACAGAAGGACATGCCTCTCGACAGTCCTCGGCTCATGCAGCTCATGGTCCTACTAGGCTTTACGCCTACGGGACTGAAGGCCCATAGATTGACTCGTCGGAGGTATCATGACATCCTGGCTCAGTATAGGCGCGGTGAGCGAACTGGGACTCCAGTGGGAGAGCGGGTGTACCGATGACTTGGGAACAGATAAAAGAGGGCATCTGGGCAGCAGCAGCTCTGGCATTCCTCGTCAAGTTCTGGATGTTGCATGGCAGGGTCACTGAGTTCTTGACTAACCACTGGCCCACATTCGTCAAGCAGGTAGGAGCGATGCACGAGGAAGTTCACGACAATTCTAAGGCAATAGCTAGGCTAGAAGGGAGGAAGTAACATGGCTCTACTAAGTTTCCTGGGTGGTATCGTTAAGCCCGTCACTGAGTTGATTGACAACTTGCATACCAGCGTCGAAGAGAAGCTGGCTATGAAGGTAGCCTTGACCAAGCTGGAGACGGAGTTCGGTGCTAAGGCACTGGACTATGAGAAGTCCCTCCTGACTGCACGGGCAGAGGTCATCAATACGGAGACCAAGAGCGAGAGTACCATCACTCGAACTTGGCGACCTGTTACCATGCTCACTTTCCTAGGTATCGTAGTCTGGTTCGTAGTGGGTAAGGCTTTCGGTCTACCTCTGCCAGAGGAGGCCTTCGTCAACAACGTCTTTGGCCTAATCAAACTTGGCTTAGGCGGTTATGTCCTGGGCAGGTCTGCTGAGAAGGTTGTCCCGGCTGTGATGAAGGCTTTGAAGAAGAAGGAGAACGTCTGATGGACATTCCTTGGGCACACATCCTAGAGCGGGCATTTATTCATATCGGTTGGTCTCCTTGGACCATCATGGGCTTTACCTATGGATTCTGGTACCTCGGTCGGAAGAAGCCAAGGTGGAAGCTGTCCGGTCCCTGGCGATACTTAGTACCCTACATGGCCTCCCTGCTGGTCATTATCCCACGCGAAGCCGTAGATGTCTGGAAGGGTGGCCACATTGTTAAGTCGGCCTTCGATATGGTAGAATGGGCCGTAGCATTGTTCCTGGCGGGCTTAGTACTTCGATGGTACGTCAGGCACTTCCCGGAGGACTAGATGCCGATTGGCGACTTCAATAGACGAGAACTCCTCGATAGTGCTCGTAGTAGTGCCGGGTTCGGTGGGATACGTCCTACCAGCTTTGGTAGTACGGTGGACTCTTCTACTAACATATCTTACAGGTCCCCCTTCGACCCCAGGAACGACCCCAATGACCCTTGGGCACGCAAGGGAGCAGGACCTGGATTTACTCCCCCTGAACCCACTACTGCTCCTGAACCAGAGCCTGAATCCCAGCCTCAAACCTTCTTCGAGAGATTTCCTACACCGCAGGATGCATGGCAGGACTGGATAAAACGGATGGGACAGTTCCTGGCTCGTCAGCCTGGTGAGACTCCTAACTTCCCTGGGCCATGGGGCGCTGGTCCTTTTGGTAGTGGAGGAGCTCCGACTACTCCAGGACCGCGTGGTATTGAGGAGTGGAGAGGAACAGGGGGTGAAGGCGCAGGGTACGGTGCTGGAGCAGGCGGGAGTGGAGGCAGGTTTATGGGTGGTCGTGCTCCCGTGCCTGGTGGGAGTCGTGGCCCAGACTTCCAAAATATTCGGTTAATGTAGGCAACCAATGGACCATGCCGCTCATCTTACTCAACTGAAGCTATCCAGACTCATGCCGGGTCGGATGGGTCTGGTTAAGCGTGGAGCGCCAAGGTATCCATGGCTAAGAAAGCTGATTCGCGACAGAGCGTATCGAAAAGGCGCTTTGATGCGGCACGGGAAGAAACCACCGAGAATGTCGTTCGTAAAAGTCAACCAATGATGTGGCACGTTGAATATTTCGGTATCCATGTTCCACAGGAGGGAAAATGTACAGAGTCCTAGCTGTGTCTGATAATCATGTCGGTTCAATCTTCGGTATGATACCCCCCAACTTTCGACGGTCTGATGATGCCGTCGCCCCCCAGAATCCCGGCCAACGGTACCTATGGCGGTGTTGGGTTGACCTCTGCCAGAGGGTAGCAGTGCTCAAGCCCGATGTCATCGTCCATGTCGGAGATGGGATAGATGGTCCTCAGCAGGCTCAGAGGGGCACAGAACTCTCCCTACCCATGTGTCAGGACCAGAAGGATGCCTTTGTGGATACCATGCGACCCTTGCTGGCCTCTGCTCCCGATGCGACCCTGTATGGCATTCAGGGTACAGAATACCACGATGGAAAGGCAGGTGGACTGATGGAAGGTGCCATGAAGGACCTGGGAGCTACCCCCTATTTCGGTCTGGGTAGTGGAAAGTACAGCCGGGAAGTCCTGGACTTGGAACTCGATGGAGTGGTCCTCAACTTCTCTCACGGCATCTCAGTAGCCTCTGGATTCTATCGTGCTACTCCAGTGGACCGAGAGGGTATCTTCTCAGCCCTGGCAGGTAAGGAAGGCAAGGTCCCCAAAGCCGACCTGTTCGTGCGTGCCCATGCTCATTACTTCGTCCACATCGAGCATGAGTCTAAGCACGGTGTCATCATACCGGCATGGCAGTTGCAGACTCGATTCATGCGGAAGAACTCAGCCTACCGTATGCTACCTAGTCTGGGTGCCTGCTACTTCGATGTATACCCTGAGCGCAAGAGGGAAGGCGAAGACCCCATCGAAGTACACAAGATTCTCTATGGACTACCGCCGTTCGTCACCACCAAGTTCACTCGGAGGGCCGAGGAGAATGGTAATGGACAAGCCCCAAGTACCGCCTGATTTGTGGGAACAGATGGATTCAGTTAGGGTCAAGGTACTGACGCCAGAGCAGCCCAGTGGTACTTTTACCGTCAACCAGTATGCCGACAAGTACAAAATGCCTTACAGGACTGCCAGTGACCATTTACGTAGGCTCCTGAGGGCTGGAGAGATTGATACGGCGGGTAAGAGTATTAGAGGAAAAAACTTCTACAGGATGGTGAGCAAATGAGCGAAGGAATCAAGCAGGACCAAGGCAAACTGAGGTATGACCTCTTACCTCCCGACGTGATGGATGAGATTGCATATGTCCTGACTCACGGTGCCAAGAAGTATGGTGATAGGAATTGGGAATTGGGCATAGAGCATAGCCGTACCATTGCTGCTGCTGAGCGTCACATCAACGCTTTCAAGGCCAGAGAGCAACTAGATGCTGATGGAGGCACTCACCACCTAGCTAATGCCATTGTGGAACTTATGTTCACCCTGGCTCATGACCTAAGAGGTACAGAGGGGACTGATGACCGTGGTGAGCAAGTGAAGCTACCAAGGAGGCAGCAATGCAGCAAGTAGTATATCTAGCTGGATTCATTAGTACCGAACACCCAGAAACCTTTGAGTGGCGGAATCGGGTTGGTTTCACACTACAGCAAGTTCATGGATTCCAGACCCTCTCTCCACTACGCGGTAAGGCAGAACTGACACGGACCTCGACTGATGGTGGTATTTCATCTACCGAGCACACGCCCCACGACATTATCCTCAGGGATTTCGGGGACATTGCCAGGTCGGACCTAGTTCTAGTCAATCTCAATACCTATGGCTCTACTCGGCCCTTGGTAGGAACCATCTTTGAGTTGGCGTGGGCTTGGGAGCACCGTAAGCCAGTTATCGCCTTCTGTGAGGCTGACAACTACCTCATGCGGAAGCATCCCTTCGTACAGGAGTCCGTGGCCCACTATTTCGAGGCAGAACAGGAAGCTGTGAAGTACATCTTACACAACTATTGGAGGTAGAAAAGTGGCTTCGTTCGACAAAGCAATTCCCACAATCCTGAAGCATGAGGGTGGATACGTCAATGACCCACTTGACCCCGGTGGAGAGACCAACTTTGGTATCTCCAAGCGGACCTTTCCAGATGTAGATATTAAGACCCTGAGGGAAGACCAGGCCATAAGTATCTACCGAGAGCTCTACTGGTTGCCAGGTATCTACGATGCCATCGTGGACCAGGATACAGCTACCAAGGTCTTTGACCTGGCTGTGAATATGGGCCACAGGGCAGCACACAGGCTCCTACAGAAGGCCCTGAGGAAATTCAAGGTTCATCATCTCCTTGACATCAAGATTGATGGAGTATTTGGTCCCAAGACCCTACAGGCTATCAATGAGGGGGGCGAACCAGAGGAAATCCTGGATGAACTTAGGATTCAGGCAGCAGTCTACTACGCCAACCTCATGGTCAAGAAGCCAGGGCTGGTCAGGTTCGCCTATAATTGGATGCGGAGGGCTCAGTCCTAATGTTCGACTTCGACCTGATAGAATGTACCTGTGAAACCTGTAGGGAGACGGCAGATGGTCATTGCCCTTACTGTGATGAATCCCTGTGCACAGATTGCTTTGAAAAGCACAAGAGCACTAGTCATGAGGAGGAAGGATGAAACAGTTTCCGTTCTACGATGTGAGCCTGAGGATTACAGTGACGGGCCAGCCTGACACCTACTTCGATGTGACGTACGAGCAGTGTACTAGGGAAAAGTTGTTGGAGAATGAGACTCTGGCCCCTATACTGGAAGACCTGGAGGCGTCTATTGACGATTAGCTATGCCCTTCGTAATCATGGCTTACGGTATGGTCGCAGCCGCTGGGTTCTTCCTCTTCTACATCATCCCGCTCTGCTGGTACAGGGAAAGGAAGCAGGATAGGCAGATTAGGGCTCAGACCTTCCGTAAAACTACGAAGAAGGAGTGATTCTTCCTGGCATGAAACTGTCGGGACCACTTCGGGTCCATGGCAGGCTGTGTGTTCTGTACTAGAACGAAAAGGTCTTCACAAGCAAATCCAGGTAGAGACATAAAGGTTACATGGTTCCAGACCTGCTTACCTGCCTCTACCATATCCTTACATTTGACGATTAAGATGCCCTTAGTCTTGAGGACTCGATGTGCCTCCCGTGCAGCATCGAAGTATAGTTGACGTACCTCCTTCTGGTTCCTTAGCTGTATGCTTGTGTTGTTTCGATAACAACCTGCGATAGATTCCTTAATCGAACCAGAAGCGTGCATGTAGGGGGGGTCAAAGACTTCGACATCTATACTGGCATTACTGTAGGGAAGTCGCCTTGCATCAATACCGTCAATCGCCAAGTCAGTAGCTAGTAGCCTATATCGAGATGCGTCTACTTGCCTCCAGAAGACTCCCCTACCAAAGGTTACATCAGCGACTACGCTCCCGTCCGGGACGTAGATTTCTAAGATGCTTGGAAATAGGTCAGCATTCGTGCCAACCTTAGCTGTCAAGACCGCCTTCTTAGTCTGGGACATACAAATACCTCGCATCTAGGGTAACTACGCCCTCCGTCTTAAACCCCAATGCCTCTGCTGCCCCCTCACTGAGGTCCATGTCCCTGGGATTATCACAGGGGTAGTAATAACTTCCTGGGTACTCACAGTATGGCCCACGGTCGTTCACTCTCACCACGATGCACTTAGGCATACTTCCTGTAGTAACTTGTAGGTCTGTGTGAGAGCGACACAGTTCTACCAGAGTACCAAAGGGGAGGTCACGGCTGGCAGCGGTCAGTTTATTTGCCATGAATACCTCCCCAGAGGTAGTCTTCTTCCCGTAGTAGCCAGGACCGTACCAGGATGCTCGTATTTTGTGCATAGGAGGGACTGTAGTGGCCTGTGAGCGACGTTCGTTAGCCTGCTGGAGGGTGGATATGGTAGCCAAATGAGTGTAGAGACTGGTAAGTGATATTAACGTCCCTAGAATGAACAGGATGAGCCAGCTTAGGAATCGGGGTATCACAGTAACACCGTCGCTAGATAGAACATAGCTACTATGATGACTGCCATCAGTACTGTCTCTACTATTACCTTCAAGATGACTTTCCTGATGCGTTCCTCTAGTTGGTCCATTATGGTGTCTCCAAGGAGTAGTCTACGATAATCGTGTGTCCGTGCAGCGTCATACAGCTACCTTCTTCTGACTTCAGGAAGTCAGCTACACACTTGGCATGGATACCAGTATCCCACTCCTCACAGAAATGGGTACAGTCAGGCTTTCCACAGACCCAACACGGATGTTTCGGGTCATAGTGCTTCTCGATGTAGCTGCCTTTGATAGGGAAGATTCCACCACAAGGCATTTCAGTCCTCCTTCCACTTCATGAATCTCCCACAGACCTCACACTTTGGGGGCCAGGGGGAACCATGTACAGGACAATCCTCGTTAGGCTCAAGGGCCAGGATGTAGCAGCAACAAGCACGACTAGCTTGACACCTGTGTTTCTTCATCGTCTTAGTTGCTCCCTGTCCCATGCCTGTATATACCCACAGGACCCACAATCATGTATGACGGCCACTCGGTTGTGTCGAGTGACTAGCGACTGCCTCTCACATCGAGGGCAGCAGGTATCCTTCTTCAGCCTGCTCCATCGAATCTGGGCCAAGCGTGCTTTCCTTAGTTCAGATTTCAGACGCCTTCTGTCCATCTCTGTACTCTCCCTTCCAGATAGGACGCACAGTATCGCCATCGAGTTGTATCCAACATCTGGGAATAGGCTCTCCATGTCGAGTAATGAAGTCGCAGATGAACTTGGGATTTCGGCAGTTGGAAGGGCTGCGGCGGTCAAGGGTGAAGGCAGTGTCCACGTCCCCTATGAAGTGAGTAGAGCCACGGAACAACTGTGCCCCTACGCGGTACAGGCTTTTCATTTCACTGGCATGACCGAAGTGGTGTACCAAGATGGCTGCTGCACCACCGGCCCTGTATTGTAGTCCTTCAATCCTGTGCATCAGCTTAGATACGGCCTCAAAGTCGTTCTCAGACCCTGTGTGGAACTTGGAAATAGGGTCTAAGGCAATCCAAGAAAGCGGTTCCTTGAGTCGGTCGCAGACTGCGAAGATGATGGTCTCCATGAAAGATTGGCCTGCATTAGTGTCCAGATGAATGCGATGGTCCCTAGGACAGATGGTGAGATTACGGTCCAGCAGATGGCGCAGAGGGTCATTTGCATAGCCTATCGTCCACCGTCGTTTGAGTTCTTGGGGTCCGAGTTCCTGAGAAAATAAAATACCTGGACCGGCAATGGTCGGGAATTCTTGATTACCGAATAAGGGAGTGCCCGTAGCAAGGTGATATAGCATACCGTGGAGAATGAATGATTTACCATGTTTAGCTGGACCTCCCATCATCATCTTCGTGCCCCGGTGGAGCAGGTGTTTGATGAGGTACGGTCGGTTGGGCTCCTGGTACTCCAGCAGCTCCGGGAACTGAAATAGACCCTCCATAGGCTACCCCCTCTAATGACTCTCGTATCCGACTAGCAGACTTTCCTACTTCCTTAGCCTCTTGATTTATGTCTCTTGAGAGTAGTCTCTTATGTGCTACCTCCTCGCCACATAGGTCCACTAAGAACCTAAGGGCCATCGCTGCTACCTGTACTGCTTCGTTTCGCATTCGAGACACTGAACGAGTCCTTGGGTTCTTCTTGACCTCTTCCCAGAGTTCATCTAGTTCTTCGAGGATGACAGCGTAGCCTTCGTGGTAGCTGTTGAAGGTACCATTCTTGAGAGTAGCACTCTTGAGTTCTGTGATAGCCAACATTGCTGCTTCGCCGGGAGTCATTTCAGTTCCTTTGGTGGGACGGTTAGTTTCCCATTTATGTACTCAAGGGTATCGTTCAGTTTCTGTAGCTCCTCAGCGATTGCGATGAGGGCATGAGCCTTGGCTGCACTATAATCAGGTGGTGCATCACAGTAATCTTCCTTAATAGCTTCTTTGGCTTTATTCAAGTAATTCATTTCAGTTCCTCCATATGTGCCCAGTCAGGGCCAGTTGAAAATTCGACGCCAATTACCCGTCCGCCCAGTTCAGGCCATGGCTTACCCATGACCTCGGTGACGAACTGTTTGACCTCTCCTACCTCACTGAGAGGGCAGTCACCAAAGAGTGAGTCATGGATGGGTAGCCTAACTCGTCCCTGCATGTGTTCGACCATGCCGTAGTGGACTTTAGGGATGCAGCGTATAAGCATGTCAGCGACGGTCCCTTGGGGCCAAGTAGCGATGGCTTCGTTAATCCAGTCAGAGGCTTTGCCGTTGAATCGTCGAATGCGTCCGAAGGGCAGTCTAAGTAGGCCCTTGTTCGCTACAACGATGTCTTCTATCTTCTGCCATGCTGCCTTAATCTCAGGCCACTGTTCGTGTAGGACGGTCTGAACTTTCGCAATGGTCTCAGGTTCTACCTTGAACCCCTGCGAAGCTGCCTCATATGCTATCTCATACGGACCCCCTTTGTAAATGGTCCCATAGGTGACAATCTTGGCGGTGGTTCGGTCAGTGCCCGCCATGTCTGCGTGCTTCTGGTGGATGTCTACCCCTTCCTTCTGCATCTCGAAGTACCGCTCCGCACCAGCGAAGTGCATGAACAGGTCGAACTCGATGTGGCTCCAGTCACACTCCCACAGGACCCATCCTGGCTGTGAGGGTATGAAGCAACCACGGACTAACTTCTTCAGCTTCTTTGACCGCTTGGGTACCTGGAGCAGACCAGGCTTCACGGCACTGATGCGACCTGTACCCTGCCTGGTCATCAGCAGGTCAGCATGGAGGAAGCCCTGGTCGTCCATCAGCTTGAGGTAGGGGTTGATGTAGGTACTCGTACCCTTGTCCAACTCCCTGATGGTCAGTAGAGACGAAGCATCTTCATCACCCTGCGCCGACCACTTATGAAGAATGAACTTGTCCACGGTCTCTTTCTTGGTAACACGGTGACGAGGCAGCTTCCCCTTCTTCTCCTTGAAGAACACATGAATCTGCTCGTTAGACCGCCAGTTCTCCATGGCCTCGAAAGGGGTACCAGCAATAGCGGCATCACGCTCATCGTCAATCTCCTTCTTGGCAGCCTTGAGGCGATTCTTGTCTACCTTCACCCCTAGCTCGTGCATCCGATACAAGGCCAGCTGACAATGGTTGTGGATGGGTACTAACTTCTCCAGTCCTAGGTCTGTAATCTCCGTGTCCGTGGAGGCATGGAGTACGTCAGCAGCGTACACGTCCTGCCCGCAGTAGGTAAAGATGTTGCCTACTTCCTTCTGGTCCTTCCAGAAACAGAGGTCAGTGACGACAGACCCCCAGAACTCTAGTTTGGAGAGTTCATCAGGGTAGACGATATGAGCATCGAGCATGGTGTCCCTGAGGCAGGGCAAGAATTGCTCTACGCTCTCAAATATCCCCAACTCCTCCATGAGGATGAAGTCAGCAGTCAGGCCATTATGAGCTACTACCTTAAACTTGGAGTTGTAAGTGAGTGCCCTCGCTAAGATGAATACCCTTAGAATATCAGTATCCCCATCCTTCCAGGGTACACAGTACACTACGTCATGGACTCCTACGCCAACGACATGGGGTACTCGGACCTTAGCATCAGGGTCCCACTCGAAGTCCAGCGTCAGCCTACCTGCCTTGTCTACCTCATCGGCTATGGCATCCAGAGCGAACTTGAGGTCCATGCTGTTGTTGGTCTGCACGTTGACCCGACGTAGCTCCTGCGTCTTGGCGATACGCATAGCCTTCATGTAGTCCCCAATGGTCAAGGGAATCAGGTTCCGAACCTCATCGTCTGAGTTCTTGGTCTTGCCATGAAACATGAAGGCAGGGTGTATGGTAGGAACAACTGGAGGGAGCCATTCAATCCCTTCGGCTGCAACCTGTGCGTTGAGTGGGTAATCACCTGTAACGTACACATACCCCCGCCTTTCCTTGATGCCATCCAGGTTCACCAGAACCCTAGACGGTTGTGCTCCTGCCGCAATGATGGTCGGTTGCGGACCCTCTCTAGCTGCGAGGGCTTTTAGTTCAGGAGCCAGGAAGTTGTGAATGCAGTGAGCCTCAGCCTGAGCCTGTATATCCCCATAGGGATACTTGTTGAAGGGAGGCCTACACTTCAAGATGTTAGTACTATAGACCTTGGAGGGATGGATGGAGGCCTTCTCCAGCATCAGGTTCCGTAGCTTACCTGACCTGCCTACGAAGGGCGATGCCCAGGGTTGTGCTTTAAGATTGCAGGCAGGGCAATAGGTGAAGTCGCCTTGCTTTTGACACTTTGGACACTTAGCCCAACCTATCTCACTCCCACCAGGTCCTTCACCTATGTAGATTATCTCTGCCTTCTCGATGTCCCCACGCCCAGGGCAGAACCCTACTCCAGGTCCCTTGTTGTGAGTCTTGGAGTAGGGACAGGTAGAGCAGGGGTCTGGCTGTTCAGTTGGATGGGCAAAGTCCTCGAACACGCTTATCCTCCTTGCTGTGAAACGGCTGCATCTACGACAGATTCCCAAGCATGCTCAGACTGCAACCGAAACTTCTCTGCATCGTCTATATCGGTACGGTCTTCTACCTCAATACAGTAGTCGCAGCGCTCCGCGTGACCGATGACGAAATCAGAGGAGGCACTCATTTCACCACTACCAGTCCGTGACCAGGCCCTTCCATCTGCTTCAGGGCATTGAAGTCAGCAGTCTCATACTCCTCGATGGACTGAGGACCTGGGAACATGCCAGCTCCGTGTTGCTGGATGAAGTCCAGCTTCTTGCCCCTGCCCAGACCACACTTATTGCAGTGAAAGGCCGCGATAGGCTCATAGCCTTCGAGAACCTTGTCCTGCATCTCGTTGTTGCAAGTCTTGTTCCTGCATTTGTACCGATATACTCTGACGTGCATGATTCCTCCTTACAGCCTAGTGACTTTGAAATGGAAAGTTCGAGTGACGTATTCGGGGATAGTTATTCCCCAGTGCTTCAACAGTCGCTGACAAATCATACAGGTAGCATCCTGCTCCCACTTAGCTGGGTGGTAGGCAATACCAGGAGCACACCCCCGGATTTCAGCAGTCACGACATTCCTACCTCTCTTGTCTACCCTCTCTACTCCATAAATTCCTGGCTTACTTAGCTTCGCTGTCAGAGCCTTAGGCCACCACGAGAGATTAACAGTAGTGTTTCCTGCATTCTGCTCGAAGGGCCAGAATGTGAGTTTCTTCCCTTTGACTTCAAGGACTACAGTGTTCTTCATGACTCCTCCTAGTGTCCCAGCAGGCTGACCATCACCTTCCGGTCAACCTTGCTGATGGTGATATTGTGCTTCCTGACGATAGCTGCGGCTCGTTGCTTGAACTGCCGCAGGCTCCTGCAAACCTTCCAGTGCTGGGTCAAGTGACCTACGACTATCTGAGAGTCCATGTAGACCGTCGCATCCTGTAGGTTCTCGTCCTCCAGTAGTTTGATGAGAGCTAGGTACTCAGCTTGGTTATTAGTACTGGCCCCAGGTAGCTCGAAGGTCTGGACGGTGGGCATCTTTCCCTCCTGCTCCACGACGTAGCTGCCATAGGAGAACCGAGGTCCCGTCTTAGAGTTATTACCTTCACATCCACCGTCTACCCAGGCTTTAATCATCATTCGTCCAGTGACCTACCAATAGAGTAAGCCAGGAAACTTACTGCCCCTCCTGCCATTCCCAGGGCAAGGTAGTAGAGACCAACGTAAGGGAATATCAACTTCGCTAGAGATAGGGTTGCATACCAGCAGGAGAGTAAGAAGAACCACATGATACCCACGAAGATGCAACCGAAGAAGAGTCGTTTCAGATGCTTCACTTTCTCCTATCAGGTAGTGGGGGCCACTGTCGAGTTCCCAAGTCAGCAACCCCCATTACTACCCGTCCGCCTAGTTAATCATCCTCGTCCACAGCAACGGGTGCTGTGGGTTGGTCAGGGAGCTCCTCCGGCTTGGGCACACGGAACCGTGATACCTGTTGCCAGAAGGTGTCCGATGGCTGAGGCTTGTTCGCAGCCAACCACTGTGAGTAGGAGTAACCCGCCCTTGGCTCAGTCTTGGCAACTCTCTTGGACCAAGAAATGCCTAGGACGATGAAGCTGCCCTTGACCTTCTCAGGCGAGATGGTACTGCCTTCCAGGGAGTTGCCTGTAGCTACCTTCCAGAAGCCCTTGAAGATGCCCCTGGCGTTCTTCATTGACTTCTTCTTCTTCTCGTCAGCTTCCATGGGAATAGGTCCGATGTGGTAGAAGCGTTTGCGTATGCTGCCGAGTGACTCAGGGACAGGTGCTCCCTCGTAGAGTTGCAAGGCACGGATGAGCGTGCATGTCACGTCCACGTTTGTACCGTCCTTGGTCAGTTCCTTAACTTGAGCAAGATACTCTCCTGGAGGACGCGGCTCAAATCCCTCAAGGATTATTTCTTCCTCGTCACTGAAGCTGAATCCAGCAATCATTGGGTCAGACATAGTGTTCATTTCCTCCTAACTAGCTAGTTGAAGTTGGCGGAATTTGGTAGGGAGTACCATCTGGGTTCTCCCCGAACAACTGAAATATGGGCGACCAATCAACGTAGCCCTTGCCATCTTTCTTCCTGTCTCTAAGCCTGAGTCGGACGTTGGCATCGTTCAGTTCTGAGTACCTGGACCCAGCTACTGTACTGTCGGCAGAGCGGAAGGTGATGTACCGTACTACCCTACCTCCCTCCTCAGAGCAGTACACATAGCCGATGACCTGGCATAGGCCCCTGACCTTGATGCCTAGGCCCTGGGGTAGGGCGATGTTGACACCAGAGAAGCTGCCCCTCTCGACCTTGGTGTGGGCCAGTAGGAATACCATGAGCCCAGCCATCTGTGCTGACTGGATGATGTTAGCGACCTTCTTCCGTGCCATGGCCCAGTCCTTACCAAAGCCTACACGGTCGTCGCCCATCACCTGAAGGTCAGCAAGGGAGCCAGCCTTCTCGGTACTGGTACCCTTCAACTCATTGATGGTCTCTTCCTCAGCCCAGGCATTGACGACATCAATGGTATCGAAGCACACTCCCTGGAACTTGCTTGGGTCAGCCCGTAGTGCAGCGATGGCCTCCCGGACCTCACTGAGGTTTGTACACCGTAGTACATAGCCCCCAATGTCCTCACAGGAATTCTCCATGTCAATGTGGAGCACCTTCAACTCTTTGCCTGCCCGCTTGGTAGTCTGCCACAAGCCCTCAATCATCTTGGACTTGCCTACCTTGGGTGGTGAACCTACGAGCCACACGGACTGGTAGGGAAACCCAGTGCGGGTCTTAGCTTTGGGCTTGGTCGGTAGGGCTATCGCCATTGGGTTCCTCCTTGGGTGGGACTATCTGACTGCTCATCAGGACAATCCCGATGCCTTTCCAGGCTGTTACCAGGTCCTTGATAGCTGAGTCCATAAGTTGAATAGATGCCTCGAACAACTGTTGGAGTTGCTCAGGGGTTATTTCTTTTTTCACTTCTTCCGACACGGTGTTCTTTTCTTCAGTCATTTTCTCCTCCTACTACTTAACTATTAACTCCCCCCAACAAGCTTTTGTAAAAGGACAGTAGTGACATGAGTTGTGGTTCCTTAGAGCAGCGACGACTGGATTGGTACTAGAATTGCGACTGACTTCCTCATGGAAGGTCGCTATATCTGTCACAAGCTGACTAAATTGGCCTTGAGAGAAGGTATAGTTCAACCGCTCCATGCCCCACTCCGTCCGTTCCCATGCAGGTGGGTAGACTAAATCCAGTTGCCCATGGTCAGTACCAGCGACCAAGCAGTACCACATCAGTTGCAGCATGTCCTTCGCCAGTCCATACCGGCGACCCTTCCGTTTGGTCTCGCGGACTAGCTTAGTAGTAGGAGCCCAGGCATCCAATCTACCGGCAATGAGGATACCAGGGGCGACTATCACTGACTCCAGCTTAATCTCGGTCTGCCAACTACCCAAGGCCCGGTCCTCAGTAGCATACATTGCATGATACTTCTTTAGAAGCAATGAGTTACCAGCCTTGAAGTTCTCCAGCCTACCCAATCTACGGGCCAGCATGTCGTGGATTTCCCTGCCTTCCTTGACGGCCCAGTTGTCGTCAATGTCGTAGGGTTCCTTCAGGATGTACTGGGTCCGGTACCGCTCAGGGCACTCAACCCAGGTATCGAAGTGGGACCAGTAGTAGGTTACAGGTTCAGAAGTCATCTGATAGTCCTATAGCATACGCTACAAGAATTATAGATGCTATTAACAAGAACAAGACTAGGTCACTCATAGTTTCTCTGGTTAAGATGCAGGCTGAGACAGTTTGGTTGCCTCATTCAATGCTCTGGTAGCTGTTGCCCATGCCCAACCTCCGTAGCCCAGGCCACCTTTCGTGCCTATCTTGCTCAAAGCCTCCTCATAAATGTCCAGCTTGGCGTATAGGACTGCTAGTTCTGGGCTCATTTCTTTACCTCTACTCTGTTTACTTCAGCTTGCATCCTGACTATGTAGAGCCAGTAACACTGATTACAGCCTGCCCTAGGTGATTCCTTGCCAGTGTACCGGGGGTGCTTTTTACAACGTAGGACGAGCATGGGGACAGCCTCCATGGGCCTTGGCCCAATTACAGTTATGGCACAGAATCTGAAAATCCTTTGGGAAACCACGTCGAATTAACCAATGGTAAAGGGCTACTCCGTGACCATGTACCTTTTCCTTTCTCATTTTGGCTCCGTCATTATTAACATGGTCTACCGCCAGGAAAACGAGCTCTGAGACTCCACAACAGGCACATCTCCCCCCATACTTCCGAACCACTATCTTCTTGAGGCGAAGGTACCTTGCGCGAGTCTCCCGACATACTTGGTCCTTGTTTTCCTTGTACCAACGCTGACCACAGACTCGATTTAGCTCTTTGTACCGTTTGGGGTTGTCCAGTCGCCATTTTCGTGCTCTCTCTAAAGCCTGTAATCTGCGTTCCTCATAATAGGCTGGAGTATGTCTGTGTCGGGGATGCTGAGCCATAACGTGAAAATCATAGCATACTCGATACTACGAGGCAACAACATTTCTTTCTCCTCTAAGCAACCATTCTACTCATTCGTGGCATCTGAAGACATAAGAGATAACTCTTCAGTTTTTCCACCACTCCTTCAGAGAGTCAATACATCCAGGGCATAAGTCCCCTTCTTTCAGTGCATTAACACCAAAGGCAGCAGCCAGTGCAGGAGGAATGTGAAGCCAATGAGATACATCGGGCTGGCCTTCAGCCCTGTATTTACACCTATCACAAATCTGAGTAGTTTCTCTGCTCATAGTTTCTCTCCTAGGGCTTCTGACCCTAAAGCTGCTGAGACGATGGAGGCAGCAAGGAGGTATGCTCCAGAGATAGCTCTATCCAGACCTCCCTCGTTTGCCTTCTTCACCAACATGCCGACAACCTCTAGGCGCTGGTGTTCCAGACAGAATCCACAGTACTCTCCCTTGCCCTGTCCATCGCATCGGGTTCCCTTGCAGGTCATCTGGGCCATTACTTCTTCTCCTGTACACACTTCAGTCCAGCTTCCAGTTCCTTAGTGATGTCCTTCATCTGCTCCCGCCCGTAGGTAGTATGCCCACCATTGAGGAAGCGTATCTGAACATGGGCTGCGTACTTCATCCAGCCCAGGAAGACATCACCGTTCGAGGTATAGCCCTTAGGAGCAGGCGTAGGTTGCTGGGCAGGTAGCCATGCAATCACCAGAAAGGCAGTGAGAAGGATTTGTAGAACCGTTCTAACTATGAACTTAGCTTCGATATTGAAGCGAGATTGACTCATCGTTTTTGTCTCCATTCATCCAAGATGCACAAAAGCAGGCAGAGGATGCCTGCGATGAAGCCAAAGAATTTGTCAAGCTTCGTCATGGTGAGCCCTCTTCGTCCGTCCATCGGGGCATTTCCAATACCAGTCATTCCAAGATTGCATGGCTCCGTAGGGAATTCTCCTGGGACTATAGAATGAGACATGCTCACAGACATAGCACTTCTGACAGTCGGAACAGCGGTAATTTAGGTCGTGTGTGCAAACTTGGTCGAGGCGGGTCATTTCTTCTCAAATACCCACCAGTAAGAATGGAACTTTCTAGCATGCCTCTGAACTAATGCGGGGTTATAGATTCGTCCACCCTTTGCCAGTTTGATGAACAAGTCTTTAGGATAGAATCCTCGCTCGATAGCCCACTGCCAAACGTAGCAGTGAGTCATAGTAGTCTTGCTATCCGTATAGTCCTGGCACTTGAATGCGAGAATGCCCTTGGGACTGAGGACTCGATGGAACTCATGTAAGGACCCTTGATACATAGCTACCAATTCCAGCCAGCTATCGAACATCGTGAACCGACGGTTCATTATATTGTTCTTGGTCTGACCATGAGTTCCAAACATGAACGGCGGGTCAAAGCATATACTCGACATCGAGTTGCCACTAAATGGCAGACATCGAGCGTCAGCTTGGACAAGTCCACTCACTTGGGGGGCTAAGTCGGACTTGAATCTCGGTTCAGGCAGGCCTGCCCAGAACAACCCCTTAGAATAGGTTGGGTCGAGGTCAAACCGTTCTCCTACTGCATGGAGCTGTAGTATAGCCCCTAAGATGTCCCTGTCTGAATCGTAGTAGCTTCGTATCATTTATCCTCCACTCGGCAAGACCAAGCGGGTCCTCAGTCTCCTCTTCCGAATCGAGTTCGATACCGAGAAGTCTGAGAGCCCTCTCCATTTTCGACCACCATCATCTATTGAGGTTTCTCTGTTTTCTCTTTCTGGTGCGAAAAGAATCCAGCCATGAACCCAAGCTGGAACAGGCTGGACACCAGCAGAGCCGAATCCATCATCGGCAGCTTGGAAATATCCGTCACATCATGTGACCACTGGTGCAGTCCATACGCCAATGTTTCCATATTGATAGGAGACCTGTTGACGACCTCAATGGAACCAGCATGGTCATTGAACCAGTTTTGTAGGTGGTGGATGTTCAAAACCCAATTACTCTCGCACGCCGAGTCAAAACAAGAGCGAAGGACACGGCCTGCCCTACCCTGCTCTCCTTCATGGTGACACTGAATTGTCTTCTGTGGTTCTTCGGGTTTCATTTTACCTTCCTCCCCTCGGCGCTGGCCTTCTCTAGCTCGGTGATGCGTTCGTGCAGACAGAACCACCTTAGGGCTTCCTTCAACTGTCCATTTCGCCTAGCTTCTTGCAGCAACGCTTCCAGGTCTTTGGCGGCGGGTTGGAGTTTGGGAAGTTTCAGTATTGCGTCATGCAGTTCAGGTAACAAGCCCTCTGAGGCATCTTGAAGTTTCGCCTCATCTAAGTCCTCGTCACCCAATAGTTGCTGAAGCCTATCCAGGAGTGGGGCTAGGACTGCTTTCACGGATGCCATCACTTCCGCCCGCGCTTGCTTTAGCTTATCTTCTAGGAAACCGTGTTCCTTGCAGAAGTGCAATTCAAGGTTCCTCGGCTTACCGCACCAACAGGTATATAGATTAGCTCTTTGTTCCATCATTCTTGCGACTTCCGTAGATGCTTTTTCCATGCTTTTCCAAACCTCCTACAATCCTTGTAGGCCCGCTTCTCTTTCCACCGTCGAGAGTACCACCGTTCCCAGGTTCTCTTTACATAGACGGCTCTGATACCACCCAGGGTTGTCTCGTGGACAAGATATGTTGCCCAAAAGTGTACGTCCCAGCATTGTCGCATCTGGGGACGGAGGATAGGCTGTCGCAGGCCATTAGCTCCGCGTCTATACCCCCCAGGTACCCACCGACCCGTAGATTGTAGGCCAGGGCCACGAACTATACAACCTAGTTCAACTGGCCCCAGCCCACTCCTCACTGGAGGGAGGAATTTAGACCAATCCGTAGCGTATGCCTCCATCGGGAGGAAGAGTATCATCAGAAGGACGGCAGACCTCACTAGGCCTATGCCACGTCCTACACTCCTGACATCGCTCCGTCGGGCACTCATGGTTTGCCCACTCTGGATTCCCACAGATGGCGCAGACATTTTGACAACGAGGCAACCCGTGCATCTTTTGGCAGACGTTGCACCAAGAGGCATAGGCATTCTGGTACTGTCCTCGCTGGACGGCAACGGGGGTTTGATAGACAGTGATTGCCGTAGGTTTCTCATGTTCCTTTCCCTTCTTGATAGACTCCTCAAGTGATTCTAGCATGGCCCTGGAGGGCAGACTAGCAGATATGGTTAGCTTGCACTCTACCCTACTCCACCGACTACAATCCAGCTTCACTCGCATGAGGGCCTTGTAGTCGCCCTTGCGGTTCAGGACGATTTCTATGGGCCAGTTAGCATGGTCTTCATCGGTCTTAGACCAGAAGGCTCCCATGCCGACGTGGGAGTGGATGGCCCCAATGGTATTAGGCTTTGCCTGTACCTCAGTTGGCACTTCGCACGATGTACCTGTGACGGTCTGTTCAGGAAAGTAGACCTCTTCGATGAGAGCCTTACCGTCCTCTAACTTACCAATGAGGTAGGCTATCCACTCATTATTGGAGAGTGCCGTTAGCTGCCAGAGTGACTGCCACATCTCCACGGGCATGGTAATCTTAGGTTCTGGTGCTATGGGGCAGCCCTTCACGTCACCAGCACAGCTCCAAAAGACTTCCTTCTTGGGTTGCTGTGTACCATGGAGTACACCACCAAAGCCTACACCATGCCAGAGGCCAGCAGCATCCTCATCGTCTGCTCCACCACCGTTAGTCTTCCTTGTGCTCCTGTTGACGCCTAGCTCGGCCTCTAGTGCGAACAGTTCTTGGTCTTCATCCTGCGTCCTGGTGGTCTGGTTGAACAGGTGTATTAGGCGCTTGGCCTTCTTCCTTGCGTGTCTGTTTCCCTTCCTTGCCATCTGGTTCCTCCCATGTAGCTAAGGTAAGATTGTTGTCCTTCCATCCGATTCTGAAAGTCTTGGTAGGTACCTGCTGGTGTAGGACGTAGTACACCGCCATGGCCGCGATAGCTGCACATGGCCCTACGAATACAGGTACATGCTGGTACCCAGGCTCAGCTTCGTTAGGCATCACCCACTCAGGAGGAGAGGGACTGAGGGATGCATCGTTGCCCTCTGCGCCTACCTCTAGGTACTTAATCCCTGCCTGTTGGCAAGCATCCCAAACCATCTTGCGGGATTTCCAGGTGTCCGTGCAGACTAGGCAGTAGTCTGTGCTATGGAGTGTCCTAAGATGGAGACTCCCTATGCCATCCTCAAACTCTTGGCCTACTACCTCAAACTCAGCATGGGGGCGGAACCTTACCTCTCTGTTGAATTGCCCCAGAAACGATGCTAGGGCACTGGACTTCGGTTTACCTACTGCGCCTATAGGTAGCGGTAACCTATTCAGGTTATGCTCACTCACATTGTCACCGTCAAACAGGTGTAGCTCTTTCACCCCCGCCAATGTGAGATAGTACGCAGCCCATGAACCTATGCCCCCGCAGCCTATGATAGCTACGGACTGGTCACGCACTATGCTAAGTGGTTCCTGTCGGTCATACCGTGCCATCGTCTCTCTCCTCTTCTCCCTCTGTCTCATTTGCCTCATTCTCATCTACGGCTGCTGCCGTCTGCTCTGGTGTTAATGGGGGCACTGTCTGTGCTGTTGCCACATCTAGACGGCCAATACCGCCTGCTACTATTTCTGCTCGGTGCTCCTCTAAGCGCTGTTCCCCTGTGGTTCTCCCAGTAGGCCTATCGAGTCTCTCTAACTCCCAAGTTGCTCGTCGCTCCTCTGTTGTGGATACTACCCTATCAGCGTGAAAGTATGCTGGGTCTACTTCACCGGCATCATTCCTAGGAATATCGTGCCCATGGTTAGACTCCCTCCAGAAGGTTAGGACTGCATCGGGTGTAGACCGTCGGACTTCATGAGACCAAGTATCCGGACTACATAGTAGGGAATTCATGTGGATGCGAGTATAGCATCGGCCTATAGCGCCCCTGAGTCGGAAGAGGTCATCTTGGTTCCCGATGTGCTCTGGTAGGCCTGTAGGTGCTAAGCAGGCCTGAGTATGACTCATGTGAGGCAAGTCACCAGGATAGGAAGTGTCCAATCTGGCAGCCTCCAGATTGTACCGTCCAGTAATGGGGTGCATCTTCATCCAGATTAAGGGTCTGATACGGGTTGGATGGATATTATCCCACTCATAGATAGTCTCACCATGGATGAAGAAGAACACCCCTATAGTGAAATCCAGTCGTATACCTATCTCGATGGGGAAGGAGTAGTTGTCATGGAACATAATTGGCAAGTGGTCGGCATGTCGCATCCATGCTGGCAGGCTTATACCCCTGTCCCGCTCAGTCGCTTGCAACTCATGTTCCACCCTAACCCTGGTCTCCTCCGCTGCATTAGTTATTATTCCAGCTTCCCTTCCAGCAGCTGCAAGTATTTCATCCCGTGTTGCCTGTGTCTCCTGTTGTACTCGCTCTCGCATCAAGCGTAGGGGCTGAGTCACATCTGCGATAGCTACAGGTTGTAGCTTGAACATGCTGCCACCCATGTTCAGGTAGCAACTGTCAAAGGGATTGGCATGACGGGAGAAGTCCTCACCCATGATGGCACAGGTGCCTACCTGTGATGCACGGTCAAGCAGCGTAGCCTTGCCCAGCAGGTCTGCCATCTGTTGGCAGGTATAGTGCTGGTGAATCATGTACCATATGGCTGCCTGCTGGGTAGTCCATGAACTCCAGGTATAGGTCGAGTTAAGTCGTCTTTGCTCCTGAGTCAAGCACTGCTTGAAGATAGCTAGGGAAGGCATCCCGAACTCACTCCAGTTGAACCTATAGCCCGACCTAGTAGCTGCATCCCGTCGAATGCGAATCCTCATGTCTGCTCTTGGCATCATTGCCTCCTGTAAAGTATAAAAGCCTCATTCTCCCACCAGAGGGTAGGTTCCCCCATATCGGCTTTCGCCCCTACCTGCCGCTGGACTTTGGCGAGTCCTCAAGCCTCCTCCAACCTCTCACCCCACCCTTGCCTTCCCTAATGGCGACTTACAAGCGAGAATCCATTAGGCGACTCTGGGTGTCTCCAGTGAGAGAATGAGACCACTTCATACCGTCCCCTTACTAGCCTTTGGCGAGTGCATGCTATTGGTAATCATGCCCAGACCTATAACCAGGAGACGGCACGCAGGGGTCTTAGTTGCCCCGCACGTCCTTGGCGACGATTTCCAGGATGTGACGCCCCGCCAGCGTGCCCCCAAGGGCTGCCGGTGAGGGGTCAAGTCGCTGTCCGTCCACATACACACTGAAGGTGCGGAGGCCACGCTCCGTAGCGTATTTCCTTACCACGTCCCTCAGTGTGTCCGTCGGTTGAGCAGTGCCAATGGACTCGCCATTGACCTTGATTTCAACCGCGCCATTGTCCGTATCTGCGATGTTCCAGTTTCCTTCACTCACTTGGTACCTCCTAACTACGTTTTGGGTTTTGCTGCTAACAGGAGAAGTATGCCTAGGCCAATCAGTAACAACCAGCCCAGGATAAACTTCCCCACGTTGGTTAGGTACTCCACAATGGGATACCTCCAGTTCCAGTTCGCTTACCAACATCCTATGATTGCAACTTGACTGCCCGTACAGTTTCCTCTACTCCCCTCCAAGCCTCAGCTACGAGTAGGATATTGCCTCCACCTTGCTTGTAGCGTTTCATTGCTCTGCGGTAGGTCACTATGGCATCGAAGGCCTTGTTCACTTCCTTAGGCAAGTCATCGGCGTACCGTCGTCCCATATGAGGGGGAATGCGGGCAAACGTATTCCGATTGCGTCTACGCCATTGGGTCATGCTGAGCCTCCCATGAAACCCAGAATGTCTAGTGGGCCACGTCCCTTGCTAACGACTTTCCTTTGAGCAGGGAAGTAGTCGTGCTTGGCCTCAACGTGCAGTACCTTCCTGCCTGGAGACTTGAACACTACTGTCTTGCCATTGGCCCCTGGACAGTAGGAGCAGGTACACTTAGCCCAATACCTGTTCCTACGAGCAGTACGACCGACACTACGCGCCCTACGGGGTATGCCCTTGTTGCTTTTCTGTTTCTTTGCAGTTGCCATAGCTTATGCCCCCCTATACTCCTGCCTCTCTCGCTTAGGAATCCTGCCCTCGATGATGCGGCCCTGCTTCTCTGCCTGTGCCCACAGGATACGCTCAGGTGGACAGGCGTTGATAGCACCACATGCCAAGCATGTCATGTAGAGCAGGTAGCAGTTGAAGTCGGAGAAGGTGTGAAGGCACCGGCACCGCCAGCACTCCAGCTTGCCTGTCCAGTAGAGTCCCATTAGCTTGCCTCCTTGGACTAAGTAGTATGTATTCGTTATACCCAAATGCCATCTCAAGAGACCTCCTGTGGGGGCCATAGTGGAGGGCAAGAAACCATGGTGTGCCCCATGCCGTACCTAGAAGGTAGGCTCAGGAGGCCTCATGGGATGGTACTACTCCTTTCGCTCACACTTGGTGATGGCTTGCTGCGTCTGATAGATGACCTGCTTTAGATATGGCCCATGGTTGATTCGCTCATTTAGGAGCACAGATTCTGCGATACCCAAGAGTTGTTTAGCAGCCTCCAACAACTCTGCCATGCCAGTTTCACGGTCAATAACTTCTGCCATCCACTCATGAGAAAGGTGTGTGATACCTACGCCTTTGCAGGTCTTCCCAATAGCTCTCGCAGCCCTCAACGCTCCCGCCGATGGTTTGGTTGGTTGTGTCATAGCTATCCCTCCTCATCAATCTCCGCCTTGATTCGGCGGGCTGCCTCTCCTAGCATGAGTGTATAGTCGTTAAGGTCGAGGCCGTCATCAACAACCAGCTTTTCGATAGTTTCTACCAACTCATACATCTCTGGCGCTTGAGCGATTAGACGGGCGTTGGCATTTGCTTGGGCTACATCACGGCCAGCAGCTTCAGCGGGACATATCGGCAGTCGGGAGACTTCGCTCTCTGCTACGATAAGCGCCTTAGCACAACCACCGTCACGCTCGGCTGCCCTAGCCCTCCACGGCCCCGGCGTATGCTTACTTTGCTGTGTCATGGTTCATCCTCCGTGATGCTCAAAGTCCGATTGGGGTTGCCTTAATAGTGCTTCATTCAAGGCAGGTTCGACAATCATTTTCGCTGTCTTCAGGTATCCCGCTATGTTGATTAGGCTAGAGGGAATGGGAAGGTGAGTGGCCTCATAGTACCGCTCAGCAGAAGCTAGGTAATGCTCCATAGAGTTAAGAGCATGGCTCAGGTGGAGCAACTGGTCTTTGGTCATGTAATTACCCCTATAATCCGCTTATGTTTGCCTCACCCCATACGATTGCCAGGAAGTAGTCGCGGTCAAAGTGGGGATTGTCTTTAGCTAGTACATTGGCGATTGCTGACACCGCATGGGAGACGTTCATAAGACCGAGTGCAGAACCGTCACTCTCCCTATATGATTGTCGGAGTGCCTTCGCAAGCAGCTGATGCCCCTTCCGCGTGATAGCTGGTCGTTTCATGTGATTACCCCTATGAAGTAGAGGACTGTACATATCACGATTGCCCACACAATGACTGAAAAGGTCAGACCTAGAATCCACGTTCCTGCTTTGTACTGTCGTTCCTCTGGGGTCATGGTATCCTCCAAACAACTCAATCGGAGGCTAGTAGTCTAGCCCCCTGTTCAGTTGTGGGTCAGTAGGCAGTCAAGAGCACCTTCGTACCTGCCTTGAGTACTCTCGCTCTGTCATTTGCTTACCCTCCTACGGGTCAGGGTACATCTTCGCCATATCCTCATCACTGAGGATGACGTAGGATGGCCCGCCCGATAGCTCTGCAAGGTACTGGAAATTGGTCTTACACTTAGGACACTGATAGACAGGGTTGTACTGATGGTCAGTACATTCGCATTTGCAACCACATTCTGTGCAGTACATAACTCCCTCCTAACCCAATTCCCTTTGACGTTGCCGACATAAACGCTGTTGCCTGATGCACTCGTCAATCTGCGCTTGTATCGCTACATCCCGCTTGGCCTGGTCTATCCGCATGCGGTCAATTGCCGCTTGCGTTTCCCTGAGCATGCGCCGACGCATGGACTCAATCCGCTCAGTGCTAGTCATATGAGTACCCTCTTAGAACAGCAGCCTATCCAATGTCTGCCGTTGAATGTATTACCTGTTCACCAGCCTTCTCACATATGACAATCGCCACTTGGTAAGACTTGCGGGCCTTGAATACTTTTGCCGCCTTCTCCTGTGCCTCATAGCTGGTATTGGCGGAGACTTCGATTGACTTGCCTTTGTAGAATGCTTTGTAGCCGTTCATCGTCCTTGCCTCCCTCCTAACCCGATTGGACTGTACTCCCTCCTAGTTGTCACCTTGAAACACAGCATAGACTCCGGCGGCGATTGCGTCCTCCACACAGTCATCACAGAACCGTATGCCTGTCTGGTCGTCTGTGTCCACTCGACGTAGCAGTGTGGTGGAATACGCACCGCATTTGCCTGAGCATACTAGGCATTCTCCGTCCTCACACTCACAAATTGGATGCTTATTCACAGTACCCTCCCAGTGTACTAACCAGTACACGCATGATGCCGCAGAGTATAAACGGGAAGGGGGAGCCTAAGCTCCCCTATCCTGTTGACACTGTTGGGGTTAGACCTGCGCTCCCAGGATGGCCTTGACGGTCAGCTTGGAGCTGGGCGCATCACCCGGCAGGTAGAGCATGGGGCCTTTCATGCGGGGGATGCTCACGACCTTGCCCGCTTCTACGAGCTCGTTCATCGCAGCAATCCCCTGGGCCTGGTCAAACCCGTAGTATTCTCGCAGGCTCTCGTTGAACCCAGAGAACACGCTGTGAATCCCCTTGCTCTTTGCGTCGGGGTGCAGCTTGTGCCACTCGGCCATAGCCTGCTTGAAGAACTGCTCTGTGCTTATCTTGCCATTGCTTGCTTGCTGAGTCATAACACACCTCTTTCCAGTGAGATAGCCGATTTCTCGGCCTCAACCGACTCGGCAAAACATCGGCAACTTGTTGAAAATAAAAGACTTAACCGTGGCCCTGGGGTGGTACGACCCCAACGCGGGCGTGCGGGTTATCTATCGCGTGCGTGTGCACGTGCGTGTGATGCAAGCAGGATAAGGGAATATGTGCGAAGGGGGTGGTTGTCATATAAGGTCTTCTGCGAGATAACTTTTCTCCAAATCTAGACTACCTCCTTTGTTATCAACAACATACGAGGACGTACTCCGATTGGTCCTCAAGTCATTACAGGTACGGTAGTTACATATATACCACGCGGGGATGGCCCCGAAAAAACAGGGGGGTAGTCCTTGACAGATAGGTAAAAGAGGGCTAACTTATTAAGCATCGGCCCTGCGGGTTGATGCGGAGTTAGAATGGGAGAGACCATATTCATTGACTGGCCAAGGAGTTGGTACTTCCTTGCCGTCTTCAAAGACCGCCTGCCATTCAAGCTCTTTAGCCTACGGAAGGGAAACTACTCTCCTAGGCCTGGGATGCCCCGTCCTACGACAGAGGAACTAACCATAATCAAGACTGCTGTGAAAATAGTGCGCCTCAGGAACAAGATAGAGTGGCTGGATGGGGTAAGGGAGGAGCAGGGCCACTTCCCCAAGCATTGTATGGAGGGTGACTTCAGCCTGCTTAATAGGGAGTTAGAGGACCTCGAAGACCGAGCCGGTCTCCTCGTGGAGGTAGCGTAGATGGTCGAAATCAAGGGAACCCTCAAGGTTGATTTGGTCTACTCCGACGGAATGCCCAAGCTGACCAAGGGCAACCAGTATCAGATAGTCATGGAGTTCATCAGTGAGAACGACAACCATCTCCTCACCCTGCGCGGTGCCCGTCTCGATGGCAGACTGGAAGTACTCCTGCCCATCCTATCCGGCGACCACAATCAGTTCGTCGTCAGCAGGTATGCTCCCATCCTCCAGGAGAAAGTGCTACAGTGGGCCAGGAAGATAGTAGAGGAGGAGAAATGGAGCCCCGCAGAAATCAGGAATATGACGAGAGGCAGATGAGACGTAGCCTGAGTGAGGGCTACCGCTGGCTCTGGGTGGGCCTGATATACACCTGTGTAATCCTGGCGACGGTGATGAAGGGTTGCTTTGGGTACTAGGAGGCTGAAATGGTTAGATTCCTGAGTGTCTTTACTGTTGAGCAAAGACCCATGAAGTGGAAGTTCTTTATCCAGGCCTTGAGAGCCTCAGGCATTAAGGTGACTCCAGAACTCAGTAGCCTAAAATTCAAGATTGAGTTTGAGACGGAACAACTGTTTCAGAAGAGCCTTAGTCCAGGCAATAGTAATCTCTTGCTCTTACTCTAATAGAGGTATTTCACTATGTCCTCAGATGCCAAGGAAGTCGGAAAGGTTGTCCGGGTCAAGGCCGCTGCCCAAAGAGCGGTCAGAAATGTCCGCATTGCCAACGATGCTGTGTTCAACAACATGAGCCATGGGGACCTAGCCAAGAAGTACGGCATGACCCTCGATGGCATGAAGAAGGTCCGTGCCCGTCCCGAAATCAAGGAGTTGGAGGAGAGATGGACCTCCAGCATGTTCGCCGTGCAGCGGGACATGGGTGCAGTAGCCTTGGCCTCTACCATGAAGCTAATCATGGAAGGGGACCCCGGTACCATCAAAGATTACTGGAAGCGCATGGGCGTCAGCAAGGAGCCTGTGGTTGAGGTAGAAATCCAAGAACTGAAGTTCGTAGTACCCGATGCCATGAGGCCCATCATGGAGATGATTGCCAGGGAATCTAAGCAGCTTGAGGAAGGCAAAGAGGAGAAGGAAGATGTGTGACCCCAAGGTTATGCAGGCAGCATGCCATGCTTGTAGTTCCCTACTCATTCCAGGATGGAGGTACTGTCCTGACTGTGGGGAGTTACTACTTCCAGTTATCTTGTCTGAGGAGAAAGATGCCGAGCCCGAAGATACCAAATAGCGGTCAGCTCGACCTGGCAGGACTACTGCCCTCTCAGGCCATAGCGACCTTCGTAGAGAAGCCTCGTGTCATCATCGCTGGTGGATACGGTACGGGCAAGTCCGTCAGTCTCTGTACCCGCATGGCCTACCGCATGGCCCGTACTCCCTTCAACCGAGGCATCATCCTGCGCCTTCATGCTGCCGACCTCCGTGAGTCCACCATGCAGGTCTGGGATGAAGTACTACCCACATCCTGGCTCAGAAAGGGTGGTAGGACCCGCTCTAAGGGCATGGAGCGTGATGTCCTCAAGAACGGCTCAGTCATCACCTTCGGTCACATCTACGATACCCAAAAGAGCAAGCAGCACATCGCCTCCCTGAACGTCTCTGACATTGCCATTGACCAGGCTGAGGAGGTCCAGGAAGACCAGTATCTCAAACTCATCGCCCGTACCCGCTTCCGTGCCGGTATCTCCCGCTCCATCACAATGGCTCTGAACCCAGCTGGTCACTCGTGGCACTGGCGCAGGTTCTACCAGGGAGCCAAGGTCCTCAAAGGACATCCTCACCCGTTGCTGAAGGACAGGCCATGGATATACCTCAAGGAGAGTTCCATCGCCCTACAGGTAGCTACCATCGAGAACACTCCACAGCTAGGCGGCTACCTGCCCCAAGGCTTCTACGAGGACATGCGGACTGAGTTTCCCCCTGAGTACATCGCCCGGTACTTGGACTGCTCCTTCGAGGACTTTGAGGGCAAGCTGTATAAGGCCTACGACCTTGAATCTGCCCATAACATCCCGCCCCTGAGCGTAGCGGACCTGGAGCAGATGGACATAGTTGAGTGGGGCATCGGCATTGACACAGGCGGTGCTGCTCCCTGGGCCATCGTTCGTGTTGCCCGTGATAAGTGGGGTAGGGCCTTCGCCTACGACGAGTTCTACAAGGCCAATGCAACCATCCGAGAGGTAGCTACTTGGATTCAGCGTGACCCCCACTGGTACGAAGCCATCAAGGTCATTGACTATGAGAACCGTCCGGTGATGACCGAGTTGGCTCAGTACAACATCCACTGCCTACCGTCTCGGAAGAAGTCCAAGGTAGCTAACATCGGTCGGGTCAATGGCTACTTTACGTCTGTACCCTACATCCAGCACCCCATCACGAAGAAGTATGGTGCTCCCCGGCTCTACATCACCGACGAGTGTACTTGGACCAAGAGGGAACATGACCGTGCCCTCTGGAAGCAGTCAGACACTGGAGAGAACAAGCCTGACCCTCATCAGCCCGACCATGCTCGTGATGCTCTGGAGTACATCCTGGTCCAGCTACCTGAGCCTCAGAAGAAAATGCTGCCGACTAAGTTGGACTTCCTACAGCAAGTTGACCCAGCCAGTGCTTCCTTCTGGAGGGCCTGCAAGAAGATAGATAAGCGCCGCAGGGACCCAGGTAATGATTTGCGTGAGGCTCATACCATGTTGAATGAGTCAGACACATCGTTGCTGCCTGAGGCAGATACGGAAAGTTTGGACATAGTGGAGGCATTTTATGGGTGGTAGAGGAAGAAAGTGTTTACCGCCTCATTTGCGAAATGAGTTACATAAAGATTGGCTGTGGCCTGCTAGCTACATCCCCAGGGCTTGGAATGCGTTTTGTGGGAAGGGTCCGTTCATCATTCCGTTCGCAGGAAGTCCTTGGTGGGAGCCTAATCGCTCTAGGAAGCCGATTCCTCCCCCAGGCAACTATACGGTCTACCTGTGGGACAAAGACGGTTCATTGCGTCCCTACTACGCCCGCACTTGGCGACTCAAGAACTTCTGGAATGGTCGGTACCTGCACTTCAGGATTGGGTTCAGGTGGGATGACGGGGAGAAACCGAGCGAACGCTATTATAACTTGGTCATTCCATTTAACTTGAGTTGGGAATATGGCGATTGAAGGAAGACTTTTTAGTGTGGCTCATAGGAAAGCCTTGTCTGACTCTTGGGCACGGACGAAAGAACTTCGTCGTGTCACACTTAGACGGGGCTGGGAGAAACGTAGGTTGACTTACGGCCCAGCTATCCCGATGTCTAGGAAGGAAATTAACCATAGATATACGCAATCCCATAAGAACGAACTGCGAGGGAAATTAAGGACTTGGCGCTGTGAGAATCTGGGTATGGCCCACATGCAGAATAAGCGAAATAGGGCTAGACGTAGGGGGGCACTGGGAAGATTTACAGCAGTGGAGTGGTACTTCTTGGTCGCCCTGTTCTATAATAGGTGTGCTTACTGTTGGCGGAGAAAAAAGCTGGAGGCCGACCATGTGATTCCCGTTAGCAAGGGCGGTACTAATTTCATCGAGAACATTCTGCCTTGCTGCCGTTCATGCAACTCTCGAAAAGGAGACCGTTTATGTTCGGATGGAGAATAATTCCCGAAGACATGCTCGACATCATCAAGGAAGAGAACAGGGAACTCAGGAACACGATAGAGGGCCTCATGGACCGTATGCTCCTCGGTCAGGGTCACTTGCCCTTGCAGCCTGAACTCAAGGCGGAGGTCACTGAGGCTCAGTCCAAGATGAGCGACGAGCTGAGGGAACTACTAGTTGATGAGGTAGACGATAAAGTAGTAGACTCTAAGGCCGGAGGGAAGTAATGGCACTTCTGGGCATAGGAGACGAAACCCCTACCAATCGAGCTACCGAGCAGGAGCTGGACGAACGAAACCAGCCTAAGCCGGGAGTAGACGCTTACAAGGACCTCACTGCTGCCAGTGCGTTCCTTCAAGAGCGGATAACCGCCTGGTCCGTCAATCGCTACGTCTTCGAGCGGGATTGGTACCGTAACGTCATGTACTACGCGGGAAACCATTGGATTGTCTACGAGAACCGCCAGCACAAGTGGAGGCGTCGTAATCTCCCTGGTTGGTTCCCCAAGCCGGTAACCAACAAGTTTGCTGAGAAGGCTAACGACATTGTATCGTCCTTGCGTAGGCCCACGTTCTCCTACACTCCGACCAGTGACAAGACTGCCAGTGTCGCTCTGGCTGAGTCTGGGTCCCACCTGGAGAAACTGGCCTGGAAGGAAACTAAGATGAATCAGAACGAGCCCTACCTCAGGGCTTGGCTGGTCCTCACTGGTAACGTATTCCTCCTCCAGTCCTACGATGAGTCCAGCGAGTATGGGACCTTCGAGGTACCTGCTCTGGAGTGTGCAGCATGCGGCTACACAGATACCTTCGAGAATGCTCCATTGGAGTGTCCCAACGAGCAGTGTCCTTCTCGTCAGCCTCAACCGATGATGGGTCCTGGCGGTCAGCCTCAGATAGACCCCTTGAGCGGTGGGGCAGTCAACCAGATGCAACCGCCTGAGTTCAAGGATGTCAAACTAGCGTATCCAAAGGGTCGCCTAATATCTGAAGTCGCCTCTCCCTTCGAGATATTCTGTGACAACACAGTTCCCAACTGGGAGGACCAGCAGGGCTTTGCTAGGGTTCGGTCCTTCCCCATCGGTGAGGCTAGGGCCATCGCTCGGAGAGTGTTCAAGGATAAGAAGAACCTGAAGCAGGAGTTTAGTAGCCTCGCTTCAGAAGCTGAGAGTCAAGGACAGCTTTACCTGTCGTCCTTGGCCTACATTTCTGCTACCTTCGGTTCTGCCGGGGGTGGTACTCCTTCTGCTAGGGCTACAGCTGAAGATAGAACCAGCATCAGTGAGCTATGGCATCTGCCTACTGAGAAGTATCCCAATGGCTGCTACATCATTCAGTTTGGCAGCAACCCAAAGCTGACCAAAATCATATCCTTGCCTTCCAAGAGAAAGGACGGTAGTTATTTTCTGCCAGGGGTCCACTTTGGAGGCGACGTAGTGCCAGGTAGATTCTGGCGTAAGACCCGCATGGATGATTTGGTCTACAAGCAGAACCAACGAAACCTGCTTGAGGCCATGATTATGCTGGCTGCCCAACGTATGGGCTCGCCTGCATGGTTGATTCCACGCGGAGCCGGGGTGGGGCTAATTACGGGTGAGCCCGCAATCCGTATCAACTACAACATCCTGTCTGCGGGCGGGAATACTCCAGTCAAGCCTGAACGCTTGTCGCCGGAGCAGTTGAACCAGTCGGTCCTCCTATTCATTCAGGAGATTGACGAATCCATGGAGCGGATTGCAGGTACTTTCTTCCTCCAAGGTGGTGATACTCCTCCTGGTGTGACGGCTGCATCGGCTCTGGCTTATCTTGGTGAAAAGGCCCAGCGTGCCATGAGTTCCTGGTACCAGTCCTACGAGGACAACTTCGCTAAGTGGCTTGAGCAGTCCATCGAGATACTTCGGGTCCGTGCTCCTGAGGAACGAATCCTAGTCGGTTCCCAGGCTACTCGATGGGAGACTAAGCGGTTCATCATGACGGACCTTCAAGGTGAGATGGAGATTAAGGCTGAGGCTGGTTCTGCCTTTCCACAGTCCCAGGCAGCAGTCCGGGCTACCATTCAGTCCCTCATCGAACTGGGTCTCATCAACGTCAGAGACCCAATGACGGCCTACAACATCCTGCAACACGCAGGTCTTGCTCACTTGTCCGGTGCGGTAGATGACGACTTCAAGATTGCTGCCCAGGAATTCGATATGTTCCTGGACATCAAGACTGCACCCGACGTTGACCCGGTATTCGACAACCACTTCGCCCACTTCATGCAGCACAAGCGGGATGCTCAGACAGATTCCTACCGGCGACTGCCTCCTGAGGTCAGGGTTCAGTGGACTCAGCACACCCTCATGCACCTTCGGAACATGCAGGAGTGGGCAGCAGCAGGCTTTACAGTACCTCGTGGCGGTGAGCCTCCCGATGTCGCGCCCATCGAACAAGATACTACCCGTCCGCCACAGGGTAAGAAGCCTCCTGGTACTCAGGGTCAAACAATCCCTGGAGTGAAGAGTCCCCAGACCGGAGAATCCTTACAGCCTAAGCAACCGGCGGTGTAACCATGCCTAATCCCCGCCCTGCCCTACAAGCCATCCTTCAGATGCTCAAGACCTTGCCTAGCAGGTCTGGTGGTGCAATCCAGGTCCCTGTCGAGAAGGGTGCCTCCTCAATGCTGGAGTCCCTGAAGAGACTGTTGGCTGCCGGTGGGGGTAAGAAACTCTTTCAGCCACAAGGCGTAGAGTCTCCTGAGGCTGGTAGACGATTGATACTGAACTTCCTACGTAAGACTGGCCGTGGTGAGGGAGCAGAGTACCTTCAGACAACCAGCAAGAAGCGTGCATGGGAAGCCACACTGGACCTGGCATCAGAGAAGACTCGTCCCAATCCACGACTTGAAGAGGTCAAGGCAATGATGGCCGAGTTGCGGGGCATGGGTCCAGAGCCTACTACTGCCTATCGTGGTGCTGACCTGCGTAAGCGACTCCAGGAAACGGGTGAGCAGTTCGGTAAGCCCTTCACTCGTCCTACTAGAGAGCAGGCTCGGTTCTCTGCCATGCAGACAAGGAAGCGCCTGTACGAAACATCGAACCTGGACCCTGAAGTCTTCCAGCACGATTATCAGACTGGAGTGCAGGGCCTTACGGGTAAGATGCTTAATGCTCCTCGACTGGCCGAGATAAAAGCAGCCATTACCCCAGAGTTTGCAGCTAAAATCAAGGATGTCAACTTCCCTGATGTTGGTCCTATCTCCTTAGCTAGATTGGAACAACTATTGGGTAAGGAGACCAGGGCGATGCAACCCTTCTTCGCCAGGGGAATGAAACAAGACATTACTCTCAAGGCAGGTCGTAAAGCGCGTCTCGACTATGCTCGTAAGACTGTCCTTGGTGACCCCACTTTCGACCCCTCTACGGGTCGTCCCAAGGCTGGCGCTGCGACGATATTCAAGGGAGCTCAGGAGTTAGGGGCATCTCTTGAGTCGCGGAGGAATGCGGCTGAGGGGGTTGCTATCATGATGCGGGACGTTGGTGGAGAGACTCGCTCCGTTGATGAACTGACGCAGATGATGATGGGCTCGATGGAAGCAGGCGTTCGTACTGGTGGAGTGGAAACTACCCAGGCAGGTCGGCGTATGCTGGATGTTGCCCGTGGCATGCGAGGGGGGCAAGGTGGTCCGTTCCTTGGGGGTCCCAAACAGGTATCAGGAGCCCTGGACCAACTGCTGGGACCTCTGCGGGACATCAGCTCTGCTGAGCGTGGACCCAGAAAGGAAGCCCTGGCGAAGCTGAAGCAGAAGGTCCTGGATATGATGAGTGAGACGTACACTGGAGGAGCAACGTAGGTCTTGACAGGTAGGGGCAGTTGTAGTTCAATCAGGTAGTATCTCTTAGGCATGGAGCCTGGGAGGGCAGTCACTATAGGAGGGCAGCAATGATTCGTATTAGGAATGTTGACGACTTCGAGGTTTACGTCTCCGACCCAGGAACACAGTCTACAGGCAAA